AACATTGCAGTTTTAATTTGAAGCATATTTGATTTTGCTTGGGCAGGGTTATTTTTTAAATCTGCTTCATACTGACTACCAAACATTTGTTTATATACATCTCTTGCAGCTAAACTTGCATCAACTGGTAAACCAGTAGCAGAAGGTGCAAATACTCCACCAAACTCTAATCCAGCACCAACTAAATCTCCTCCAACTAATCTTCTACCAGTTTCAAATATTCCAAAAGCAGCACCAAAAAATGGTAACATCTTTGCACTAAATCTTGCAGTCGCAGATGCAACTGCTGTTGCAAGTTTTTTCGAATCTAAACTAATTTTCTTGGGAAGTTTATCGAACGCTTTCATACTTTCTGTATCTGCCTTTTTAAAAGCATCCAATTTCTTTTTATTTTCTACTTCAAGTGCCTTTTTCTTTCGTTCTGCGTCTAACTTAACTGCCTTTGCATCTGCAGCTCTAATTTTGGACTGTGCATCCATCCTCTTCTTATTTGCGTCCAACTCTTCCTTTGATAATCCAGTTTTCTTTTTCTTTTTACCATCGTTTTCATCAACTGTTTTCTTTAAATCCTTTGTTGCAGTGTCCTTGATACCAAGTAATTTTTTTGAAAAGTCACCAACAACAGAAAACAAACCTTTAAATGCACTACCGACTGAAGAGAACACTTTTGTATTCAGTAAAGTATCTGACATCAACGCACCAGTGCCTGCAATTAAACCTAAAAGACCAGCTCTCCTACCAAAAAAACTAAACAGTCTACCAAATCTACCAGCGATGCCACCAATACCTTTTCTAAATACACCAGTTTTTTTAGACGTATCTACCTTTTTCTTCATTTTCTTATTAGTATCAGCAACTTGGTCGTTAAAGAAAATCATTCTACCCAACATACTAGTCATACCACTAACTGCACGAGCAGTGGCTGCAAGTATTTTTTTGCGAAACACAAGTCCAGTAATAACTGCAAGTGCAATTCCAATGTCAGAAAATAGGTTTTTTAAATCTACAAGAGATTTTCTTATTCCTTCTATGAATTGAAACTCACCAGTTTCTTCATTATAAAAATTAGATTTAAGTTTATCAATACCATCTCCTATTTTTCCAAGAGAAGAAAATAAGTTTCCAAAAGATTCTGTTAATGGGTCTATGTATTTTTCTTTCATGTTTTTAAACATATCACTATTAAGAAATGCAACTAAAGTACCCAACGCACCAACTATTGCAAACTTCTTTAATATTTCTAAAACGTCTTTACCCTTTTGTTTCGCTGAGTCTGCAATACCTTTTACAAAACCATTAAATTTTTTATTAAGACTTAAAATACCATTCTTAAATGCGTTCAAGAATCTGTTTTCACGATTTTCGTCTGCTTTTTCTTTCGCTTTGTTTTTTTGAAATAAACCAGTAAATCCAGTAAATGCTTTTATTAAACCTTTATTTTGTTTTGCTAAATTTGCAAAAAGTAAAACATTACCCTTTTTGTCAGTTTCTACTTTTTTAAGTTCAGCCTCTTCTCTATCTTTTTGTTCTTGTTGTGCATTTTTTACGATAGGAACAGTTACATCTTTCAGTATAGATGCAGTATTTTTAATAATAGATTCTGATAGTTTCTGTAATCCAGCACTATTCTCTTTTCTACTCTCCTCGACATTCTGATTGAGTTGAAGATTACCATATCTCGCATCATCATTATTTTGTCTAAGTTGATTTACTACTGCACTTAAATCTGACATTTTACTTCTTCTTATCTACATATGCATTTGCACCAAAATAGGCTGCAACTAACGCTGAGATTGCAACAAAGTAAGTTGGTGCAATATCACCAATAATCTTTGCAGTTCCCTCATATCCTAACACGGACGTAATCAAAATTCCTGCTGGATACAATAACATACCCATCAATGCAAACCATGTCATTTTTCGCATCGCATCTCTACGAGCGTCTGCGTCTTCTAATTCTTTTCTTTTAAATTCCAAATTCATCTCCATTTCTTCTTGTGAAATGTGACCATCACCATTTTTGTCAACTTTTTTTACGACCTCTGGGTCAACTGTTACTTCAACGGCCATTATTGTTTCCTCTCTTGTTCAATCCTCATTTTTTCCTCTTCAATATATTGTAACATAAGTCCAACATATATTTCCCTTTCCCAAGGTATCATGTTATCTAACTCACTTAAACTATACTTATAATGTGTAATCATATTAAAGTTGGTTCTATAGTAGTTCTCTAGACTATCATGAGAAAGGGTTATTCTAAAAAACTTTGCAATCCTTCAAGCACTATTTCATTCTCTACTCCAGTATTTGGATTTGTAACTTTTACAGTATGAGATAGTTTAGGCATTGTGTCAAAAAATTGTGAAATCTTTTCGAATTGGTCAGTATTCATCTGTTCAATAAAACTTTGCAAATCCTCATTAGACATATCATCATACACTTGGTTTTTATCAAATATATTCTCGACACAATCTCTTATCATATCAAAACTTACATCTGTCTGACTTTCTGATTTTGCAAATCTTTTCACCATTTCTAAATTAGGATATCTCATAGTCATACCAATTTCATCAGTTAACATGATAACATGATTATGACTATCAGTCTTAGTTATTTTGATTTCATCAATATTAAGTTCATAATCAACTTTTGTTTCACCATCATCTGGACAAGTTACAGTCATAGGTATTTTTGAACCAACAGATTGCGCTCTTGTCATCAAGAACACATATTCAATATCGAATGTGGGTGACTTTTCTGGATGTGATATTTTATTAAAAGTACAACTTTTAACAATCTCACCCACAGTTCTTATCTGTGTGTCTTCATCACCAGCCTCTTGAGCCATCATGAGAAGTTTTTGTTCTTTAACTAAGAACGGTCTATACTTAATTTTTTCACCAGTTGACGGTACTGTCAATTCATATGTCGGTGTATTCAATACGGGCAAATTCATAATTTTATCTCCTATAATATATTAAAATAATCGCCTCAAAACATTAGGTAACCTCAACTGAAGATTTGCACGAAGTGAGTTTTGAAGTTGTTCCGATAACTTTGCTTCAAGTGTTTTTTGTTCACCACCGTTAATTTCTTCTGTTCCTAAATTCCTAAACTTTCTGTAAGAAAAACTTACTGTCAATTTATTTATTGCATTGGTCGATGCATGACTATAAGGTATTTCATTTATTGTTTTTGGAAATGCTTCTTCTAGACGCACTCCGTAAGTTCTCTCATCTGATTCATTCAATTGAAATATATCTACTGAACCAACATACTCTTTATAATAATTAATATCAAAAGTATCACTGTTGTATGTTACCTTTTGCCATTGTTCAAAGAAATATCTCTCTGCTAAATCACTACCTAGATAAAAAGATGCCTGTACTTCACCGTATGTCTGTCCTTGAACTACTTCATGAGGTGGGCCGTATATGTTACCATTTATTTGTGTTCTTAGGTTTCTGCCTGGGATTGCAATTGAATCACAACGAAATGAAATACGTCTGGACGCATCACTATCAAGTAATCTTACAGCAGTCGCAGATGCATCATTTCCAGAACCACTTGTTGAACCAAATGAACCAGAGGGTAATCCTATTATTACCTCATATCTATTTGGTTTAGAGTATCCATCTTTAGACGCATTATGTCCTAAAAATGCATTTAAAGAACCAAAAGCTGCACCACCTAAAACATTTGAAAAATTAAACTTAGACATTAAATCATCTTCCTTGAATCACCCCAGACTCTATTGTCTGATGCTTTCTTAAATCGTTGTACTGGTAACATTATTGCAGTCAAATTATCTTCTGGTTCTATTCTTAAACACATAGACCTTAAATATCCAAACAAATATCTTTTGATTGTTGGTTTAGTCAAATTACTCCTCAACACTGCGTTCACGTTCAGTTCATCTTGTCCAGCTGCATCCAATAGTCTCGCTCTCAATGCATATGGTAAATAATGAAAATTTAATCCATAGAAACCTTTCTCTGCTGGTTTCAAGTACATTATCAATGGAAATGTATCATAATATGGTAACGTATCTTTAAACTTTGGTGCATATATGTACATATTTAGAAAACCCACATGAGGACGTTTCGCAAGTTTACCAGACCGTAGAAGTTCTGCTGTGTTAGGTGTTCCTAATTCCTTGATACGATTACGATACCATCTGAAGGGTTCGTTTCCAGTCTTAATCTGTTTTGATATTTTATCGAAATATGTTTCTTCTGCCATCAGAACCAACCTAACGCAAGTTTTGTCTCTTCAGGCACCATGTCCATATTGAATGGTGGAGAGAACGTGCAGTTTGCGATAGACTCCTTTATTCCCTCTACCATACCAGCATTTTTAATATTCATGTTTATCTCATCTGCCATAGGACAAAATGCACTTGTAAGAGTGTGTGTTATTTTCACTACGGTATTATCCTCTAATATTTCTATATCATATATTAAACCTAAATGTATCACTGAAACACTAGGTATCTCTGGGTCATATACTTGTTCTAAGTTCTTTACAACTTCACCCATTATTCTATTATGTTCTTTATCATACATACAAATATTTATACACCAAGTTCATCTTCTGTAATGATGATAAACTCCATATCTCTGTCTTTACAATACTCAGTTGCGTTTTTCCACTTTGCATCATTGATTGCATAGTTACGAACTTCATTTATGTATCTTGATGTTTTTCTTTTCGGTGTCTTTGGTGGTCTGGTCTGAGCCTTTGGTTTGACTTCAACTATCCACTTTTTCATACCTCTTGGTGTTTTTACCTTTACATAAAAGTCTGGAAAATATCTGTGTATCTTACCATCAAGTGGAGAACGGTATGGTATGAAGAACTCTTCAGAACCCCACTCTACAATCTTCTCATTACGGTCACAGTAAACCATGAACTTCCTTTCCCACAAAGAACGATAAATAATATTTGAAGGGTCACCTTTGTATTTTTTAGTATTTGAAGGAAAGTATCTTCCACGGTATGCCATAATAATTCACCTAAATATTTACAAGGATATTTATAAAGATGTTTAGAGGTTTCTTAAATGAGATAAAGAATGTTGCAGTAAATCGTGCAACAAATCGTATCAACACAATGATGAACAATGCACTTGGTGGAGTGCCTGGTCTACCTATGAATCGTGGTAGAGTATCGACTGCAAAAAATAGTTTTGGTTCACCTAATCCTTTTGACGGTCAAATGGTGACATATCCAGAAGACTTGGGTGGTACTGGTCAAGGTCATTATATTGTTTTTAACATAAACGAACAAGTCAACGCAAATGTT